ATGACTTCCATCTATAGTGTAAACAGAATCTTCAGGGCCTGAATCTAAAGTCTCTGATGCTATAGCTTCTTGTATTAACTTTGCTTCATATGTAAGTTGTAATGGTTGTCCATAAAGTGATACCAAATCATACCCCTCAACATAGTTTCCATACATAATTCTATTGCCCATAAGCGTTTGAGCTTGAGCAAACCTTGGGACATTGTCATATAATCTTAATAACTCTGCTTCAGGTAAAACAGTAAAAATCTTACTGTTGTCAAATGTTAAAGTTTTATATGTATCATTTGCAATACCTAAGTCTGCTTTATTTTGTTTCTCAATTATTTTTATTATATTACTCTCCGACTGCTTAAATAATAAGTCTATTCCTAAAACAAGAGAGTTTCCTGTCCAATAAGTTACTTGACAAGCATTAAATGCATTTATCATTCCCTCATTCAAATATGCCTCAATAGTTAATTCAAAACCATTTGGCGTAAAAGCAATATCAGACCATTGAGATGTAGCTGAGTATTGACCATCGGCATATAAATATCTATAGGCAAATGATATAAACCTTTCCTCCATAAAATTCTGTTCTCCTTGAGTATTTACTAACTGTACAGTTGGAGATTCTATAGGTGGCTTTTTAATTACAAGTAATGACTCTTCAAGTATCGCTTGTCCTGTAAGGCCTCCCGCATCAATAAGCGGAGCACCTGAAGGTATAGCATAGTTTCTATTTATATTTATTGACCTTGGAGCATTATAGTTATCTGTAAAAAATAATAACTCTTGTATTTTATTTACTCCTGTAATTAAATATTGAGGATTAAAATTTAATGTTGTATCTACACCACCTCCATTATCTATAGTAATAACATGATACGTTAAAGAAAATGTATTTGTATTAAATGAAACGACTAAGTCAAGTTTACCTGTGTTACCTAATGGGAAACTAGGGTCATGTACAAACCAATAAATAGTTTCTATTGAACCATCTTCATATGCACCAATGCATCTAGCGTCTACACTTAATGGTGTATTTTGAAATCTTAAGGTTGTAAGTGAAATATTTCCTTTTGTATTTTCAATAACTCCAAATTCAGAATTTTCTGTCGAACCCATTCTGATATTCATTGCATCAATATACTCCCCATTAGGAACAACTCTCTCATCGAAAGTTTTGTTCATCTTACCTGCAACAAAATTTCTAGTAAACTTTGGCATTTTATTTCATTATCTTATCAAGACCTCTTAAATTCATTAAAAGTCTTCCGGGATGAATATTGCTTATTCTTATTTTTGCATTTCTTAATAATGCTTGTTTATCTTTTTTTGCTCTTTGAACAATATATTCTTGAACTCCAAATTTTGAATTTAAAATTTCGTATTTTACATAAGCATAAACATATGCTTCAAATAGCTTATTTACTGTAATTAAAGAATTATCTCCATTTTCCATTCCATCGGAAACATATTCAAGAATACATAATCTCTCAGACATTCCTGAATCAAAATTAATAACTCCTGATTTTTTGTCTATTGAAAATGTAGGATTAGCATTTGCTGTTTCTGTATTTAAACCAAACCTTGCACCTATAGCATAATCAAAATACCAAAAACCATCTACGTTATATCCTAATTGCCCATTAAATTGACTTCCTGCATTTAGATAAATTGATTTTTTTGTTCCTGTAATTCTATCAAAATCTATGTTAGAATATTGAGGAGACAAAGCATTTCCATTTGAGTCAAATAATATATTTGAAAGGTTATCTTGAAGATATGCTTTTGATGAAAGCGTTTGAATATTTTCACTTAAAGGTCTAAGTACACCATTTTCATATACAGATATTCTTACCCAATTAACATAATCAGAAGGTAAGATATATCTTAATGTATTTGGAACATTTAATTCTAAAACTTTTATTTCCTTAAATGCGTCATAGTTTAGTTCTTGAACTGCACGTTTTGCGTGGAACAATATTTTAAACCTTTCTTCGTTGTTTACCAAAGAATGGTTTCCTGAGTACATTAACAAAAAATTTGTTACTATGTCAGAAAGACTAACATACTGATACGAACCCCAATTTAAGTCCTCGGGATTGTTTCCATTATTCTCATAATATTCATACTGTGATATATATGCCATTTTTTATATATTATGGTATTTGTGCATTGTTTTCCATCTCTTCTTGCTTTCCAAATTGAACAGGCATTGGCTCTCTAATTGATATACCGCAATATTGAAGTATCTTAACAACTAATGAAGTTTCATTTTGATCTCCTATTTCAAAATCTTGATAATCAGTTTGCGTTTGGTCAAATACAGGCTCACCATTTGTTAATGAAGTATAAGTCCACTTAGGAACTTTAGGATATCTAAAGTAAGTACATTGAATCATACCTTCTTGATTTATTGTACTAGGATAAACTGTTATTGTATTTTTATCTTGAATATATGCAGGATATAAAGTAGAAGGAGATGTGATAGGAGACATATTAAGTAACGATATCTTTCCTGAACTAACTTTTTCTGCCTCACTATAAACAGATGACTTAAATATTCTATAATCTTTTAAAGTAGGCAAAGGTAAAGCTGTAAATATATCTAAAGATAATCCCAATATTGTAGTAGTAACAGACGTAATAGTGGCTGTAGCATGTGGAAATACAGATATATTTGTAACAATATCTCCAACTGAAACACCTGACGTAACAAAGTTTGCAGTTGTATCGTTTAATTGATTTAAAGAATTCGATGTTACTGTGCCACTTGCTAAAAGAGTTGTGTAACATAAAATTTTATTTATCATATACTCTTCATCTCCTGTAGTGGTCAGCGATGGAAGAAAATATATATTTGATGGTATATACGGTGTTATAGAAAAATTTAGACTCACCAAAGAATTTGTTACTATAAACTCTTCTATTTGTTCAGAATAAGATTTTCCAAAATCGGCATAATCTGTTCCTGATACCCTACCATTTTCTTTATTTATAATAGTATTATAATCAGAAAAATATTTCATGAATAATTCTAATTGCGCTTGTTGAGCATACAAATTAAAATCAGATGGAGAAATATATCCGTAGTTATTTTTATTTAAAATAGCAATTACAGTATTCCTTACAGAGTTTATCATACTACAAAGATAATAAAAAAAAAGGCACTCTATTAAAGTGCCTATTTAATAAAATATATATTAATTATTTTAGACTTATTTCTAAGAACTTTAAAACCTCAATACCTTCATCTGACTTCAAGAATAAAGCAACTGTTTCAAATGGATCTTCACCAAATGGTATACTCATCATTTTCTTCTTATTGCTCTTTGTATTAAACCATACTTCTCTTTGTCCATTTCTAAATTGCAATAAATTATGAGCAAAAAATAATTGCACATTTGATTGTAATTTAAGTAAAGGGTCATTAAGTATTTCTAAAAATGACTTAGGTTCTCTTTTAGCATAAATTAATACATCTCTACGCAACTCTGCAGTTGATACGGTTGTAACATCTTTTTGAAACATTACTCTACTTACTACTTCAAGTTGCTCAATGCTTAATTGTCTTGCTTCAATTAATGCATCTACTTCAAAGTTTAAATCTTCAACTTCTTTTGCAGCATCAACTGTTTTGTCTACTTCTACAAAAACACTTCCATTCATAGGATGATAATGTAAGAATTGTTGTAGAACAGGATTTGTTCTTGAAACATTTAAAAATCCATCGTCAAAAATAACAGGCTCAAGAATAAAATTTCCGTCTTGTTCATCTTCAAATGGTGACTTTTGATTCCTCGCATAACGAAGTGCTCTATTTGTATTGTTTTCTTCATCAAAGTAAAGAAGTGGAAATCTAGATGTGTTTCTAGATGGCAACGTAAAAGATATTGGCGTTGCATTACTTTTTAATTTGTAGGTCTTATCTACTGTTGTTGTGTTTTTTTTCATTTTTATTTAATTTAAGTTGTTACTAAAAAAATAGAGAGGGACACTGATGTCCCTCTCTTGATTTAATCATTTGTTATTATGCTCCGTAACGGAATAATACAAAGTTATTCGCACCTAAAGTACAAACAGCACGCTCAGATAAGAAGTTAACTTCCATTGCATCTAAGTCACTATTGTTAGCACCTCCGGCTGAACCTGTAATCCAAGTCTTATATTTTCTATCTTCTGCTTCAGAAGCACGATATCTAACATGTAAGAAAGGTCGCTTTGCATTTTTACCCATTATTTGGTCATATACATTCGTTGAACCTGCAGGAACTAAAAGTCCTGTAACAGCTTTAGAAGCTGCAGCAGTAGACATTCCTCCACGCATTGTTGGGTCATTTAAGTATTTCCAATCAGTCTTGTAGAAATCATAACCTCTTCGGAATCCTGTAAAGCCTAAGTTTAACGCCATGTCTTTGTCATTGTCAAATAGACCATAAGAAGTACCACCTGCTCCATAAGAGTTTTGTGCTGCTAACATATCGTCAATGTCAAATCCAAAATCACGATTAACAAATAGTACGTTTTCTTCAATAGCACCTTGCTTATCTAAACGAGAGATAACAGTGTCCCAATCAGCAAGGTTTTGTGGATTACCACCACCCCAAACATTTCCACGACTATTTATTACATAGAAAATACCTTCAGAACCTCCTGCTGTTCCAAGTACTGCTGCTGCTCCTGATGCTGCTTGAGCAGGAACTGCTTCAATCATTGCAGTTTCAAGATAGTCTTCAAAACGTAAACGAGTTTCATGCTCTGACTTCAAATACCAAAGGTATCCTGAAGCACCATTCTCAGTAGTTACTTCAACCCAACCAATTTGAGCCATGTCTGAACCATTTACTGCATACTTGTCTTTGATGATAATAGGCTTGTTAGTAAAGATTTCATCTTCAGCCTCCAAAGAACCTACCATTCCATATGTTCCTTTTTTAAATTCTGAACCGTAAACAAATACA